TCTTCTCAATCAGCTCCGGCAGGGCCTCCTCTAGCCCCGGATGCAGCGGCCTCGGCGGACTGTCCACCGGAGCCCAGCAGTGACCGTCGTGCTCGCCGTCACCAAGGTCCGGAACGAACTCGTTGCCGACCCTCGCTTCGAGCGTCACGTACTCGACGTCGTAGAACTTCTTCCTGAGGACCTCAGCCGGGGGAGCCGAGTCTTCATCTGGTATCCAGCCGGTCTCCTCGCGCGTCTCGCGCAGAGCGGCCTCGGCCGGTGTCTCGCGGCCCTCGCACTTGCCTCCAGGCAGACACCACGTCCCGCCATTAAACTTCTTAGAGCCGGTCCGGCGCAGGAACAGCGCACGACCCTCTGGCGTGCGGAGCAGGAGGCCGGCGGACATCGACGTCCTGGCGTCGTGGGCCTGTCTCACCTGCTTGAGAACGATTTTCCTTCCATCGTTGGACACCACCTCGAAGGCCATATCACTAGGAAAGAGCACTTCTCCCTGATGCTCATGCTTGGAGATATCAGAGATATCCCGCGCACCACCGGCACTCTCGATCTCAAACGTGACATTGCCACCAGAGAACTCGTCCGGGAGATCCTTATTCTTAGTCCCGGATACGAATCCCTTCTCCACAACACTTCCACCAGGAACATACGCAGCAATCTGTGTCTCCGAGAGCTGCGCGTTGCGCTTCACTGGACCTACATACTTCGGTAACTTGCCAAGAGCCTCGTTGAGAACTCCAATCTGCTCGGCCACCGCTGGAACAACATTTCCCGATCTAAGCGCGGAGTTGAATCTGTGATACAACGATGTGGAATACCCAACGACTGTCGCCAATTCCTCCTGGGAAAGACTAGGATATTTCTCGGCAAGAGAATCAGCTCGTTGCCGCCAATTCCGAGCTATTTCCTTTCCGGCAAAAGATTCTAAGTTCTGACTACCACGCTTGGACTTCCCAGCATTAGATTTCCCACCACCTATTCCAAATTGTCCCGCATTACCAGGCTGTCCACGCGGATGCTTCGACTCCTCAAACTCAGCATCACGCCCAAGAAGTCCGACTGCAGGAACCTCGTCCAAGGCCAGCCGGGGGAGGATCGTCCTCACGGCCCGAGCGGAGCCAGTATCCACGCGTCCACCCGCCACGCCAGGATCATGCCCAGCACCGCGCCAGGGAGCAGAACTGCCAGAACGTTCGTGGATGTCATGCGGCGTACTGATCTATTTGCGCAGATTCTTGGTCCGTCGCGCATCTGCAGCGTCAGGTCATCGCCCTCCGTACGCGATCAGATGTCGCCACGAACGGATTGCATCGCCACGAACGCCATCTCCGAATAGCGGACGTCCACACGCAGGGACTCGTCAGGAACGCGACGATCCCCCTCCCGGTCAGGGACTGCATCCCGCCGCTCCGGACGGCGTAACCTTCGCCCACAATGTGATCCCTGCTGCTCTTGCTGCACAGGTTGCCGTCCCACACCATGCCGCAGCTGAACAGCTGAAAGGCCACGTCCAGGTCCCCGTTGTTCCAGCCAGTTTGACTGCGATCGCACCTTCGAATCAGCATCTCTCAAGCTCCTCCCATCATAAAATTTCATGCAGCCACGATCTTGATCACGCGGAGGCCGACCGGCAGGGTGCCGATACGTCGGCGGCTCGCGCCGCACCGCGTCGAAGTGAATCTGCAACCCCTTGGCCGCGGCCTCGTCCATCGCGACGCACAGGTCACGGAGCGCAGAGTCGGCCCGCGCGCGGAGGTCCCTCGCGACGTCAGCGTCCGTGACGGTCGGGACGATCCGCGGCATCGGCACATCGACGTGCGGCAGGTCGTCCAAGAACGATCCCCTCACTTCATTACCTTTCGCATCCTCCAAACGCAGTCCACCTGGGCCATCCCTCACGACTTCGCTCCCTTCGTACCAAACTCCAATACAGGTCTGCTACTGCACCTACAATTTATTAGTGTACCAGGATGCACGTACAACTTCACTTCGGGATCAAGCCACCCCCTCGCGACGTCGTACCTCTTCCCACTCTGCTTCACGTGACTCGGCCTCGGATGCTTCCCGCCGCCGCTGTGCAGCCAGATCGCCTCACCGATTCCCAAATCGAGCATCCTGGCCCGGCTCACTGCGGCCGTCGCCTTGTTGTTCTGGTCGCGCGCGATGGTGACCGCGCGCCGCCTCGTGATCCCCATTATCTTGCGAAGGTCCGCGGTCAGCGTCTTCATGTCCCCTCCGCTCTGCACCGCCCGCATGACGGCGCCCTCGACCGCGAGCGCGTGCTTCCTCGGCAGGTCGCTTATCAACGCGACGCTCTCCGCGACTGACGCCCGCACGGCGTCCTGCGCGGCCGGCGTCGAGCCGAGCTTCTTCTCCAGGCCCTTGTCCTTGAGCGACTTCCTGAGCCGCCGGTCGACGTGCCTCGCGGCCCCGCCCACCATCTGCCGCGCGATGGCCTGCGACTCCTCGTCGAAGCGGTGCATCCACAGCGCGCCGACCTCGGACATCTTGTCCTGGATCGCGGCCACCGGGCCGACGTCCCAGAAGTGCAGCGCCGAGTGGAATCGCTCCTCGGCGTCAAGCGCATGACCAAGGGAGGCCAGTCTTGAATCTGTGGTCACTGTGCGTGGCTCGTCGCGGCGCCAAGCCGCGAGCACCCACCGCGCGTAGGACCGGCCCATCTCGTCGATCAGCCGCAGCAGGCGGCGACGGCAGGCCGCCTCGACGGCATGCGACGGCGACTGCGGGCGGAGGACGGTCTCGCGCCTAGTCCTCATCGTCCCCTTTGAGCATCCTTCACCCTCGCCTCAAAGACAGTAACATCACGGCTCGACAGCCTCGTTATTGCGGTCAATCTCTTCTCTCATCAAATCCGCGTACGTTGTATATCCAGCCTTTCGCAAAAACATCTCTCTATCTTCATCGTCGTTTAATTCCAACAAAGACATCCCGGAATCTGGATCATAATAATTTTGTAGAGACTGATCCATTTCAATGACCGGCACATCTATTCCCGCTTTGATCGCAGCCAGCACACGGTGCGATCCAGTCAATGCTTTAACACCATCGTCTGTCGACAACACCAAAATCGGGCGCCCTTGCCAACCATCACGCCGCATCGATGCGACAAGATTGTTGAACTTCTTTTTGTCCACCACTTCATTTACTGTCTCAATTTCACGGGGATTCATTTCACTCACACCACTCGTGAATCTTCCATCTTCATCACGCGGGTGATCAGATTCTGCGAAATGAGCCCCGTCCAACGCCTCATCCCCATCATTCTCATTCAAATTCAAGTTGCTCGTCGACGGCTCCGCGCCCTCCGACTCCGCACCCTCCTCCCCAGCCAAGGCCACCTTCGCCGCCGCGCCCCTCGGCTCCAGCCCAGCCTCCTCCTCGGAGAGAAGATCAGGGACGTCGTCCGGGTCGAGACTGTCGTACGGGCTCTTCGGATCGCGCGCCACGCGAGCTCGCGACTCCTGCTGCGATATCACGCCCGCGTCGATCAACGCCGAGTCGGTCCGCGCATCGACCTCGCGAACCTCCGCCTCCTCCTTCTCGGTCAGGCTCCACAACGGTACGAAGTCGAACCGTATGCCGGGGTCCACATCGCCGAACAACGAGAGCTGGATCAGGTCGATCGTGAACGTGAGCGGAGCACGGAACAGCGACTCCTGGTACGACCCGATCGTGTCGTAGAACGTCCGTATCTCACCCTCCGAGGAGGCATTGAGGCCTGATGGCTGGATGCCCGTGAGCTTGACCAGGGGAATGCGCCCCGGGAAGCTCATGTGCTCCTGCGCCTGCGCCTGAAGCTCGTGCAGTCCGGCCAGCGACGCCGAGACGTTCTTGAAATCCTCGGAGTTCTTGTTCGCGACGAACAGGCCCTGGTTGTCGCGCAGCAGATTGAACGCCCGCGCCCGCTCCAGCAGGCCCTGGACGCTGCCCGGCTGCAGGATGGTCTCGAGGTCCGTCATCAGGACCATCACCGAGAACGCCCGGATCAGGTTCGCGACGCTCTGCCTGGTCTGCAGCCAGATGTTGACGTACGGCTCGGCCAGCTGCGACAGCGATATCCCACCGAACGAGTATGCCGGCTTGAGGAGGTCCGGGACCGGACGTCCGATTAGGGTCGTCAGCCGACTCCGGTGTATCTCCCTGCCCATCACGTACCAGACCTCCGGCCTGTACCAGTTCTCCTTCAGTGGATTAGTCGCGTTGTACGTGGTTGGGTAGACCCAGACGGGCTCGATGGACTGCAGGCGAGTCAGGGGAGTCTTCTGGCTGACCTTCGACATCGTCATGTCGTTCCGCCCGTTCCCGAGCGGAGTCTTCAGCTCGTCCCCCTCGTCGACCCCCCCGATCTCGTGGAATAGGTGCGCCCGCCCGAACAGGCCGTCGTGGCGCGCCATCGTCTCGAAGTGATCGCGGACGGCCAGCTCGGTCATCCGCTCCTCGATCCTGCCGATCCGATCCTCGCGCTCCATCCGGCTGACTAGGCCAGAACTCGTTCCTCGCGGATCGAATCCTGCAGGGTCGAAGTCATGCGCGAGGGAGCTCGTGGTCCTCAGGTCTCCCGGCCACTCGTCGGGATCCTCGTTCTCGTTCTCGTCGTCGCCCACGCCCTGGAACCGTATCCACTCGCGGGTCATCTCGGTCGCGATGGTCTCCGAGATTATCCGGTACTCGGGCCGCTGAGCCAGCTCCGACAGGTACGAATAGCCCGGAAAGAACAGGCCCTCCCCAGCGATCCCACCCAACCATCCGCCGACCGCGGCGGTCCCCGGATATCCACCTCCGGCCCACTGATCCTGCGCCCACCGGACGCTGGCATCCATCGCCATCCGAAGCCGCTCAGGGGGCTCGGCATCCGGGGGATGCCTGGCGACCTCGAACGGGGACCTGCGCTCGGACGCCCGCCTCTCGGCGTCCGCCGCCGAAGCAGCTGATAGGCGGCGCCACGCGTCCCAGGGAGGAGGGAGAGAGGGTGCACGCGGCGCCGCCGGCTTCTCGTCATCCCGCGCTGGGGGGGCGGGTGTGGGACGACGAGCAGTCCTAGATTTCTTGGACCTCCTGAGGGTCAAGCAGTCCCGCCAGAGTGGCCCGAGGCGGCCGGGGGAAGCCCCGTGGTGCGTTCGCAGGCTCCGGAGCCGTCCACGTGCGGGGGAAGCTCGGCAGTCCTAGGAACCGTCATAGTAGAATGAGTCACGGGAACCGTCATAGACGCGAGGACGGCGTCCAAGCACGCACACCACCCGCGATGGAACTCACTGCGCTCGGCTCCGTGCCCAGTCGCATCGACCAGCAATTTCAAGTTATTTATCTGCTTCTGAATCACATCTGTGTCCAGTCGCAGCCTCACAACCAACTCGTCGGCCATCACCTGACCCCCGCCAGCTGACCCAGCATCGCCTGGTCGAAGCGCGTGGCCGAGCCGCCCGGGGCGAACAGCTCCATCACGGCGTCGGCCATGTCGGGGGACCGGCCCCCGTCCGGCAGCTTGTCGATCACGATCTTGCCTGACCCACTGGGCTCGTACGTCGGCTGCGCGAGCTGCGAGCATAACTTGGTGAGGCCACGGACGTCGGACCGGATCGACACGATCTCGTCCGGCGAGCACGCGATGCCCTCGGTCACCCAGCGGTGCGTGGCCCGGAACCTGCGGCGCAGCGCCCACCAGGCCTGCGCCTTCGCGTTGGCAAAATAATCTTTATTTTTCCGGCCCGGCTCATCACATGAATCCGGCCTGACCGGGGGAGCCGAGCCGCGGAATGCATCGACCTCGACCGCTGGCGCTCCGGTGCGCACGCGCGCCTCATTGATCATCCGCGCGTCGCCACGCACGCCCGCGCCGAGCCCATCAGCGTCGTAGCGAAGCCGCTTAGCACCGTGCACGTCGCACAGGCCGATCGCGCGCTCCGTCGTCCGGTAGATGTCGCCGCCGCGACCGCTCCACTCGTCGATCACGTCGACCTCGACGCCGAGCGCGGACGCGAACGCGCACATGTCGCCGCCCTCGTCGGCCACGTCGAGCGCCGCCCGGCGCTGGCCCGTCGGCGCGATGCCGAGCTTGCGGCACGCGTCGATCGCGGACACCACCCACGCGTGGGGGATGACGCCGCCCTCGACCGACGCGGCGAAGTTGATCTCGTAGGCGGAGTTCCACGCCCACTCCTCCATCTGGGGGCGTGTCTTCTCGGCCCACTCCTGCGTCTTGCGCGGGTCGTCCGTCCAGTGGAATCGGAAGACCTGCTCCGGCCGCGGCAGGCCGCCGTTGACCTTGCGGTAGAAGTTGTTGTTGGTGCCGTTCGCCGACGAACCAAATATGCGGACGTTGCAGTTGGCCCCGGTCGCGGCGTCGACCAGGTCGGCGCGCTCGACGAAGGCAAACTCGTCGAGGAAATACATGGAGGAGCGGCCACCGCGCCCACAGTCGTCGCCGGCCTCACCGCGGATCG